CCATATTCCTAAGCCAACTCGTGGTGCTGCTTCTGCAAAAGCTGCTAACACTGTTGTAAACATCCAAGCTGATACCGAGAGCGAAGTTCAAGTCGTTATCAACAAGCACTTCGAATACTCACGTTTCATCGAGGACATCGTCGAAGTTCAAGCTTTGGCTTCTTTACGTCGCTTCTACACCGAAGATGCTGGTTACGCTTTGGCTAAGAAGGTTGACGACGAGCTCTTCACTTTGGGTCAAACCTTTGGTGACGGTACTTCTGACTGGACTCATAGCAACAGCTATTACATCGACGCTTCTACTGGTTTAACTGCTTACGCAGAAGACACCGTAGTTCCTGCTGACGTGTTTACTGATGCTGGTTTCCGTGCTTTGATCAAGCTCATGGACGACGCTGACGTTCCAATGGACAACCGTTTCTTTGTTGTTCCTCCTTCGTTGCGTGCTGCGATCATGGGTATTGATCGTTACAACAGCTCTGACTTCGTTGACGGTCGTGGTGTTCAGAACGGTCAGATCGGTAGCCTCTATGGTATCGACATCTACGTTTCTAGCAACTGCCCAATCATCGAGACCGATGCAAACAACACAGCAACTGCTGGTGGCGACATCAAAGCTGCTATCCTTGCACACAAAGATGCAATGGTATTGGCTGAGCAATTGGCTGTTCGTTCACAGACTCAGTACAAGCAAGAGTATCTATCTACTCTGTACACTGCTGACACCCTCTTCGGTGTTAAGACTGTACGTCCTGAGGCTGGTTTCGTACTCGCTGTTAACGCTTAGTAGTAACTCTCAAGACTCTCCAGCGTATGCTGGGGAGTTTTGTTTAAGTGCATTCGATGAGTGTATTTAAACAAATAAGGAGATAGACCTTGGCAATTTATCGTGGAGCAGGTGGTGCAGGAGACGCTACCAATGATGCTGCAAGTGAAGTACTATTAGCTCTCGCTGCTAAAGACGCTGCCATTGCTGCTCAAGCTGCTGCAGAGGCTGCCCAGGTAGCTGCTGAGACAGCACAAGCTGCAGCAGAACTTGCAGAGACAAACGCAGAGACTGCAGAAACTAACGCTGAAACTGCAGAGACTAATGCAGAAACAGCAGAAACAAACGCAGAGACTGCTCAAGCTGCTGCCGAGGCTGCACAGGCTGCTGCTGAAGCTGCTCAGTTAGCTGCCGAAACCGCTGAAACAAACGCTGAAACAGCCGAGACTAACGCAGAGACTGCTGCAACAAACGCAGCAAGCAGTGCCTCTGCTGCGTCTACCTCAGCATCCAACGCTGCTACATCTGCAACCAATGCGTCTAATTCAGCGAGTGCTGCTGCAACCTCAGCCACTAACGCTGCTAACAGTGCAACTGCTGCACAAACTGCTGAGACTAACGCTGAGACTGCGGAAACAAATGCTGAAACTGCTCAGGCTGCTGCAGAGGCAGCTCAGTTAGCTGCAGAGACTGCAGAGACTAATGCAGAGACAGCAGAGACCAATGCTGAAACTGCTGCTACGAATGCAAGCAACTCTGCCAGTTCTGCATCAACCTCAGCTAGTAACGCTGCTACTTCAGCGTCTAATGCAGCTACTTCCGCTACGAATGCCAGTAATAGTGCATCGTCAGCTTCTACATCAGCAACTAACGCAAGTAACTCAGCCAGTGCTGCTGCAACCTCGGAGACTAATGCTGCTAATAGTGCTACTGCTGCAGCCAACTCAGCAACGGCTGCTGCTGCATCTGCTACATTAGCTGCAAGTTATACTCCTTCCCAGACTGGTAATGCAGGAAAGTTCTTAACCACCGATGGAACTAATACATCGTGGGGTACTGTCTCAGGCTCTATCTCTGTAACTGGCGGTGATTTGACAATGTCAGGCAGTACTGGCACTGCAATCACTAACGCAACACTTGCTACGGTAAATACTAATACTGGTTCATTCGGTTCGTCTACTAATATTCCAGTCATTACTGTTAATGGTAAAGGATTAATTACTGCAGTAAGTACTGCTTCAGTTCAAGGCGGTGCAGCACTAAGTAATGATACCAGCACAGCTAGTGATTTATATCCGATGTTTGCTGCTGCAACTTCAGGAACTCCTACAACGGTTTACACCAGTAACGCTAAGTTACTTTACAGACCTAGCACTGGGGAACTAAAGGCTTCTCAGCTTGTCGCTACTAACGGTATCGTAGTAAACAATATGACTATTGCAGCAAACTATACAATTCCTAGCGGTTATTCTGCTAGTTCTGTTGGAGCAGTAACAATCTCTAGCGGAGTTACTGTAACAGTTCCTACTGGATCTAGATGGGTGGTTCTATAATGAGTACATTAATTAAAGCTGGTACAGCTACGAGTGGTGCTGTTGTTGAAGCAGATGCTACTGGTAAGATTGAATTACAAACAGGCTCTACTCCTACAACTGCTATAACTATTGATGCATCACAGAATGTGGGTATTGGAACTACTAGTCCAGAAGCACCCGCAGATGTTGTTTCAAATTCAAATGCAATAGCAGTTTCAATGCGAGGTAGAGCTTCTGATGATGCTTGCGTAATTCGCTGGATAAGTAATAACGGCAGCACAGTTAATGGAAGACTTCAAGTCAACTCAGGCGGTGACATGATTTTCCAAAACACCAATTCCATTACAGAACGGATGCGTATTGACTCTAGTGGTAATGTATGTATTGGTACTACGACATCTAGTCCTGGTGGCAGACTTACTGTTATTACAGGAAGTGATGAAGCAGTTTGGACAAGAATTTCTGCTGGTGCTTCTGCTGCAAATATGGTTGCATGGAACGATGCTAATTCTGGCAATAACTATTTTCATGCTTTTTTTACTGATGCTGCCGCCAACAATGTAGGGAATATTGACTACAACCGTGGTGCAGGTCTTGTGCGTTACAATACAACTTCTGATGCTACATTAAAAAATATTTTAGGCGATTCAGATGGAAAGCGTTCCATTGAAATTCTTAATGAAACTAGGATTCGTGAGTTTGCTTGGAAAAACGACCCAACACAAAAACCACAAATTGGAGTAATTGCTCAAGAGCTTCATGAAACTTTTGCTGGTGCTGTTATGGTTGGCGGTGAACAAGAAGATGGTAAATATAGACCTTGGGGTGTAGATAAAACTGCATTTACATTCCATCTGATTGCTGGCTGGCAAGCACATGAAAAAATGATTAAAGAATTAAAAGAACTTGTTGAAGCACAAGCAGTCCGCATTGCTGAATTAGAAGGAACTAAATAATGACCTACGGCACAGTTCAAGCAAACGCAATACAAGGCTCTATCAATACCTTTAGCCCTAATTCTGCTGTATTTCGCAATAGAATCATCAACGGTGCGATGGTGATTGACCAGCGTAATGCTGGTGCTAGTGCAACTTTTGCAAACACAGGAGGTTATTCTTTAGACCGATGGAGGCTTTCAAATGGTGTTTCAACTGTAACTGCACAACAATCAAGTACTGCACCAACAGGGTTTAAAAATTCATTACTAGTTACTGTTACTTCAGCAGATTCCAACCCACCAAGTGCTGGCACAAGTCATGGAATTCAACATTATATTGAAGGTTTTAATGTTGCAGATTTAGGATGGGGAACAGCTAACGCACAAACTGTAACATTGTCATTCTGGGTTCGTTCTAGTCTTACTGGAACATACGGAATTCAAATTGGAAATAGCGATGTTTCAACCCGAGCATATGTAGCTCAATACACAATTTCTTCCGCAAATACATGGGAACAAAAATCAATCACTATTCCTGGAGATACAACTGGAACGTGGGGTACTGGAAATGGAATTGGTATTGCATTAGTATTTGACCTTGGCTCAGGCTCTAACTATCAAACATCTTCAGCAAACACATGGGTAAGCACCGATAGCCGTAGAATTTCTGGTAATGCTTTATTTGCTTCAACAGCATCTGCTACTTTCTACATCACAGGAGTTCAGCTTGAGGTAGGCTCTACAGCTACTAGCTTTGATTACAGACCTTATGGAACTGAGTTACAGCTTTGCCAACGATATTTTTATCAAATAGGCGGTGGTGCTTTTCCAATTTCTGTTGGCTATAACAGGGCTACTTCTCGTTTTGATACTTTTCATTTTTTCCCAGTAAGAATGAGGTCTACACCTACTGGTTCTGTTGTAAGTGGTACAAATTATTATTATGTAGATTACAGTCAAGCCACAACACAGATGAATTCTTTTACTGTTGATAGCCTATCTAATCAAGCCGCAAGGTTTATCAATACAGGATTAAGCGGTTTAACGGCTGGCTCAGGATGCGTTTTATTTGCTGATAATGTTTCTGCATTTGTTTCTTTTAGTGCGGAGTTATAAATGTATAAATTAGGACAAATTTTTTCACCCAAAACAACTTACACAATGGTAATTCGTTTATCAGACAACGCATTCATCCCATTCGACCCAGCCAACACCGACTACCAAACCTTCAAAAAAGAAGTATTAGCTGGTGCAGAACTGCAAGATGCCGATGGGAATGTGATGACACAAGAACAGGCTGAACAATTTATTAAGGAACTTCCATGAGTGTTATTATTGACGGCACAAACGGCATTTCGGATGTAGACGGCTCAGCCTCTACTCCAGCGATCCGAGGAACTGACGCTAATACTGGTATTTTCTTCCCAGCAGCAGATACGATTGCTTTTTCTGAGGGTGGTACAGAAGTAGCTAGATTTGATTCGTCAGGGAATTTAGGCATTGGTACTAGTAGTCCTGGAGCAAAATTAGATGTATTAAAAGGAAGCACAATTACAACAGGTTTTGATGATCCACAAATTAGGGCAATCAATAGTGGCACAGCAACAGCAAATCAAAGAGTTGATATTGCAATGCGGTGGCAAGATGGAACTTATAATGGAACTGGTGGAATCTCTATGGTTCGTGAGTCTTCCACAGCAAGGAGTGGAGCACTTACATTTTCTTCTATTCCCTCCGATGGTAACGGCACAGAACGGATGCGTATTACCTCTGGTGGTGATGTTATTGTTGGTGCAACATCAGCAACTACTGGCGATAGAATTGTTCAAACAAAAACCTATGATGGCGATAACGGATATTCAGGAAACAGAACAGCCATTGTAATAGCTGATGATACTGTTAGAGGTTCGTTTCAAGCCCATACTGGTGGTTCACAAGTTATATTTGGAACAGAAACTGCTCATGCTGTAAATTTTATTACTAACAACTCAGAACGGATGCGTATTGACTCTAGTGGCATAGCATTTATTAATGGAACTACCAACCAAGATTCTAATGCAAAACTACAAGTATTTTCTGCTTCAGGAAATAGCAATCAGGGATATATTGGTTCTTATACTGGCGGTAGTGGTGGTGGTAGAGCAAACCAAAATGTGGGATTTCATGTTGGACAAACCAATTTAAGAATATACGCTGATTGGGATGGATCAGGAAACCCAAGAAATAAAATAAATGTGCAAGCAGTATCTGCTGGGGTTGAATTAACTAGCGGTTCTACTTCTTGGGCTTCACTTTCAGATGAACGCAAAAAAGATATTATTGAACCAATTACAGATGCACTTAATAAAGTGTCAGGCTTACGCACAGTTATTGGTAAATATAAAAATGAAGAAGATAGACGCAGAGTTTTCTTAATTGCACAAGATGTGCAAGCAGTGTTGCCTGAAGCAGTAGATGAATCCACAGACGAAGAAAAAACTTTAGGATTACGCTATACCGATATAATTCCATTACTTGTAGCATCTATAAAAGAACTAAACACTAAAGTAGAAGCACAAGCAGCCGAGATTGCTGCACTAAAGAATCCTCCACAACCAGTAACTGAATAATAACAATCATGGCAGACATCGATCCAGTAGAATACGGCAAGTTAGTTCAAGCTGTTGAGAACTTAGAATCCAAAGTCAGTACAATGGAGTACGACATAAAGAAACTCGTAGCAATGGCTGAGAGATCTAAAGGATCTTTGTGGGCTATCATGGGAGCTGCCTCAGTCTTTGGTGGTTTTGTAACTTGGATGGCTGACTTGGTATTTAAGAAATGAGTAGACCCCATTCCGTAGGTAAAGACTTAGTAGCGAATACTAAGACTACAATGTTTACTGTTCCAACTAGGAACATAGCTCGTTGGAGTTTACTCTTCGCAGCGAACCACAGTGCTTCTTCTAAGTGGTTTACTTGCTGGTGGTACGACTCCAGTGAAAACACTGAGATTGAAGTAGTCTTTGAATACGGTCTAACTGCTAAGTCATACTTAAAGTTTGATGGATCAGAAGTAATCTTAGACGAAGGTGATGAGATTCGAGTACAGTCTGAGACAGGATCTACAACGACTTGCATCATTACTGTAGAACTAGAGCAACGCAGCACTGTACAACAATTCTTATAGGAGTCGTAGATGCCACTCGCTAAAGGTAAGTCACAGAAGACAATCAGTAAGAATATATCGAAGTTAGTAAAAGAGGGTCGTCCTCAGAAGCAAGCCGTAGCAATTGCGTTACAAACTGCTAAAGTTAAAAAGAAAGGAAAGTAATATGCCAATGGTAAAAGATAAGAAGTTCCCCTACACCTCGAAAGGTAAGAAGGAAGCTAAGCAGTATGCTCAGAAGACTGGGGCTAAAGTAATGTCTAAACCAGCTAAGAAGATGGGTGCTAAGCGTGGCTACTAAACCTGGCTTGTATGCCAACATCGCAGCTAAGCGTCGTAGGATCGCTGCTGGATCTGGTGAAAAGATGCGTAAGGTGGGCTCTAAAGGAGCTCCTACGGCTAAAGCTTTTAAGGAAGCTGCTAAGACAGCAAAGAAGAAATGATTAAAAAAGGTAAAGAAACATTCTCAGGTTACAACAAGCCTAAGCGTACTCCTAATCACCCTACTAAATCTCATGCTGTATTGGCTAAGTCTGGGGATACGGAGAAGTTAATTCGTTTTGGTCAACAAGGTGTAAGCGGAGCAGGTTCAAATCCTAAGACACCAGGGGAGAAGGCTAGACAGAAGAGCTTCAAAGCTCGCCATGCTGCGAATATCGCTAAAGGTAAACTATCTGCTGCGTACTGGGCAGATAAAGTTAAGTGGTAGGGTATTGACTTTTAACCAATTTTATGGTATAATATATAACTATGGCATCGATGAACTATATCCAACTCGTAAACGACGTACTCGTCAGGCTGCGTGAACCAGAGGCTTCTTCAGTCTCTGATACTGCCTATGTAAAATTGATTGCTAAGTTTGTAAACGATTCTAAGAGGGTCGTAGAAGATGCTTACAACTGGAATGCTTTGTCTGAGACGCTAAGTGCTACGACTACTGCCGATGTATTTAACTATGTCTTAGTAGGGTCTGGTCAACGATTCAGAATTATCGATGTCATTAACGATACTTCGAATATCTTTGTAGAACTAGCTGCTACGAAATGGATGGATCAGCAGTTCTTAATGACTACCCCTCAGAAGGGTTCTCCTGCGTATTATAACTTTAACGGAACAAACGCTAATGGAGATACGCAAGTAGATTTGTTTCCTATTCCTGATGGTTCTTATAACATTCGCTTTAATATTATTAAGCCACAAGAACCCCTAGCAGTGAACGCTGATACATTGTTAGTACCACCTGAACCAGTTATCTTAGGAGCTCTTGCAAGGGCTCAGGCAGAGCGTGGTGAAGACGGTGGAGTACAGGCAGGGGAGACATACCAGTTAATGCGTCAGAGCTTAGCAGATGCTATTGCTTTGGAATCTGGTCGTTACTTAGAAGAACAAGAATGGTTGGCTGTTTAAATGGCTAGTCAACTACAGACAGCATCAATTGCTGCTCCTGGATTCTACGGATTAAACACACAAGAGAGTAGCATTACTCTGTCTTCTGGCTTTGCATTAAAAGCTCAGAACTGTGTGATTGATAAGTATGGTCGTATCGGAGCAAGACGTGGGTGGACTGCTCTTAATACTACAGTTAATACTGACTTAGGAGCTGCTAATCCAGTAGAGTTTTTATTTGAAGTAGTCACTGGCGGTGGTACTGAGGTATTAAGTGCTGGTAATAATAAGTTATTCGTAGGCACAACTACGATGACTACCAAGACAGTACGCAATGCAGATAATAGTGGTAACGCTACATATACTATCACTGCTAATAACTGGCAAGGTGCTGCTCTCTCGTATGGCGATGTAAGCGATTTCCAGCCACATGTGTACTTAGCACAAGCTAGTCATCCTATGTTAGTGTGGCACGAGCTACCAACATCTGGTGGTGCTTTTGATGCTCACGATAGTGGTACATATGGTTTCCAGCGTGTAGGAGACGATGCTAAATTACCTTCGAATCACAGCACTTCTACATTCATGCCAAGCTGGGTATTATCTGCCTACGGTAGAATCTGGTGTGGTGGAATCTCTGGAGATACACAAACGGTGTACTTCAGTGATTTACTAGCTGGCACAGACTTCTTAAACGGATCTGCTGGATATTTAAACCTACAAGAAGTTCTTCCTAACGGAGATCCTGTAGTCGCTGCTGCAGCACATAACGGATATATTATATTCTTTGGTCGTAGGAATACAGCGATCTATGCTAATCCGCTAGATACTGCTTCGTTAACACTAGTAGAAGTAATTGCTAATGTAGGCTGTATCGCTAGAGATTCAGTACAGAGTATTGGAACAGATGTATTGTTTTTATCTGACGCAGGAGTTCGTAGTCTACAGCGAGTAATCCAAGAGAAGTCGCTACCAATGCGAGACATCTCTAAGAATGTTCGTGATGATCTTATGGCAGCAGTCGCTTCTGAGACAGACTTGACTAAGATCAAGAGTATTTATTATGAGCGTGATGCTATTTATTTATTGACATTACCTACTAGTAAGTTTGTCTATTGCTTTGATACTCGTGCTGCATTACAAGACAACTCCATGAGGGTTACTATCTGGGATAGCATAGAACCTAAAGCATTTACAGTAACACAAGATAAGAATTTATTGATTGGTAAGCCTGGCTATATTGGTAAATACTTTGGACACAGTGATAACGGAACAGCGTATCGACTACAGTATTTTACAAATTACTTTGACTTTGATGCTGCTACGTCATTAAAGATATTGAAGAAGATTGGCTGGGTTCTTATTGGAGGTACTAACCAATCAGTAGCAGTGAAGTGGGGTTTTGATTATAGCGAAGGCTATCAAGCTACCACATATAACTTAGATACTGCTACGGTATATGAATATGGTATAGCAGAATATAATATTGCTGAGTATACTTCTGGTATTGTATTAGATCGTTTTAGTATTAACGCAGGTGGACAAGGAACAGTAATGCAGTTAGGCTTAGAAGCTGACATCAATGGTAATCCTCTGTCTATTCAAAAGATTGACGTAGGAATTAAACAAGGGAAAACATTAGTATGAGTAACTATGTAAAAGCCACTAACTTTACAGCTAAAGATAGCTTACCTTCTGGTAACTCTGGTAAGATTATCAAGGGTGCTGAGATCGATACCGAGTTAACTGCGGTTGCTTCAGCTATTTCTTCTAAGGCAGATCTGAATAGTCCTGCTTTAACTGGAACTCCTACAGCTCCTACTGCTACGACTGGAACAAACACAACTCAGTTAGCCACCACTGCGTTTGTACAAACTGCATTAGCAGGAGCATTTAGTACTGGTATGATTATGATGTGGTCTGGTACGATAGCTACGATCCCTTCTGGATGGGTGTTATGTAACGGATCTAATGGCACACCTGATCTTCGTAACCGATTTGTTATTGGTGCTCATAGCGATACTACTGGTGTAGCTTACTCTACAGTTACTGGCAGCAACACACAGACTGGCGGTACAAAAGATGCTATTAATGTAAGCCACACACATACAGTAACTGCTGCGTCTACTTCATTAACAGGATCTATTGTTGGTATTTCTGAATCGTTTGCATCTGGTGGTGGTACGGCATCTGGTGTATTTACAAAAACAACAGGAAATACGGTTGGACTTACACCAGTAAACAACGATAGCGGTGATGGCGGTGGTGTAACGTTTGATGCGTCACATACACACAGCATGACGGTTAGCACAGAAGGTTCTAGCGGTACAAACCAGAACTTGCCTCCGTACTATGCATTAGCATTTATTATGAAGACCTAAAATGAAAGTACCTGTAGTCTTAAGAGACGACTACACCATGTACTTAGAATTACACGATGCAGCGTTGTGGTTTCATACAGATGTACATAGATGGTCGCAGGAAATAAAAAAGAAATACTTAGAAGATTTAGATTTACTGCAGTACTTAACTAATGTTCCTTTATTAGCATTAGTCGAAGAAGAAAACACTAAGCTTGCTAAGTTTGGTAGATTAACAGGATGGAATATTTTTAAACCTATAGAAGCAAACGGAAAGAAATACACTATATTTATTAGGAGCAAAACATGGGCGGTATAGTTAGTGCAGTATTAGATCCCTTTACAGGGGCTAGTGGAGTACGGAGAGCAGGAGAACAAGCTGCAGCACAACAGCGACAAGCTGGTATAGACGCTGCTAATATCTCTGCATTCCGTC